ACCATCATGTCCGCCATTGCCGTTGGGATTTTTGTTTCTGGCCATTTTTGCATCCATTGCCTTTACAAATGGATGGTCGGAGTTGAAGCTGCCGTCTGCGTTCTGACCCGCTATGCCACCCGGCCTCAAGATCGAATACGAATCGGTGTTTGCTCCTGCGTCAAACGACCCCGACGATCCTTTGGAAAAATCTGAAATATTGCCCGCGGCGTTTGATCCCAAATCTCTCGATGCATTACTGCCACCTGCGTTGGCTTTGTCTGCTACTGGAGCAAATCCCGTAGGCGGCTTATATCCCTGTTGTGTTAGGACTGCTAGAGTCTTTTTACCAATCAATCCGTCTACTTCTAGGGGAGGATTAGCTCTTTGGAATGCACGAATTTGTGCATCACTTGAAGGCCATGTTTTACTGCCAATATCATCTTCAGTAACAGGTCTGCTAACAATACGACCGGTACGAACATCCAGTTCTCGAATCAGCTTGCCTCCCTGCTCGATATGGGTTAGATGGTCCATTAGTTTTCGTAAATCGGTCATAATACAATCTCTTAAAAGGTTACGGAATATTTATCAGGATAATGAGCTGATTAGCTAAAAATGTCCATAAAGTACGCATATAACCGAAAGCCGTAGTATACTATAAATAGCTATGTCTAGGAGTGTGCTATGGCCCGTCAGGCTTTCAACTGGTCCTTGTTGGATCGCGATACTTTGTACTCTATGCTCTACGAGCTCAAATCAGAGATTGTAGACAGACGCTTGCCCATCGGGCAAGTTTCCAAACTCATAAGCAAACATGTCAAAGCACACCTCCCAATCAAGGTTGTCAGTAGTAGACACAAACCCGTTAGAAAAGGCGAGCTTTGGGTAGGCGGCGCCTACTACAGTGATCTAGACCGTACTGGCAAGAAAAGATTTATCGAAGTTGAACTGGCATTTCCAGTTGATGCTCAAACCATGAAGACCAGTCTGTATCGTTGGGAACGTATTTGTACACTGTTTGCAGACACCATTCTACACGAAATTGTTCATGTGCGCCAATATCGTGCTAGAAGTTTTAAAGATATCCCAGGATACGAAAGTACTGCATACTATGCCAAAGATCGAGCATGGCAAGAATACTACGGACATAGGGACGAAATGGGTGCCCACTCATTTAACATTGCGCAGGACATGGTTGATAAATTTGAGTTTGATCCAAAAGCCATACGAGATTATTTGGACGCACCAGTTCCAAAAAGAATTCGTCCAAACGGTTGGGGACGTTTTATGAAATCATTTGAGTACAATCAGGACCATCCAAAAGTGCGCCAAATGAAACACAAAGTTATGACCCAATTGGAAAATGCCTATTACGGCAAGCCATTTAAGACCACTAACCACTTGACTTACTGATAATTACTCTGTATAATAACACTTATACAGTTAACTATTGGAGTCAAAATGAGTGTTTGCGCCAGCCATATTTGGAGTTTGGAAAGTCATCCAAGCCGTCTAAACAAAGAACAAATTATTTTAGCCATTGCTGAAGAAGGTAATTCAGAATTCTTTCATGGTTGCAGGCTTGCACTAGATCCAATGATAACTTTTGGACTTAAACAAATACCGGAGAAAACAGATGAAGACGGCCCTGGCTTACCTTGGGACAGTTTTACTCTCGCTCTTACTGGCTTTGTCACTCGCAATGTCACAGGCAATACAGCTCGTGACATGATCCAAACGATGATGAAGTCAGCGACCAAAGCTGAGTGGAACGGTTGGTATCGTAGAATTTTAATCAAAGACTTACGCTGTGGTGTAAGCGAAAAAACAATTAACAAAGTCGTGGAGAAGAAATATGCTGACTATGCTATTCCTGTATTCGGTTGTCAGCTTGCTCACGATAGTGCTAATCATGAGTCAAAGGTATCAGGCAAAAAACTTATCGAAGTTAAACTCGACGGAGTTAGAGTCATTACTATTGTTCGTAGTGATGGTCGGGTGGATATGTTCAGTCGCAATGGTAAAGAACTTGCTAACTTCCCTCACATAGCAGAACAGATTAGTAATGTGATTAAACAAAAAGGTTCCAGCAAGAGCATGGATGTAGTATTGGATGGTGAGATCATGTCCAGCAGTTTCCAGGACTTGATGAAGCAAGTACACCGCAAGGACAATGTAGAAGCAGGCGATGCCATTCTTAATTTGTTTGATGTCTTGCCGTTGGCAGACTTTGAGAAAGGTGTTTACGATAAGGATCAAACTACTCGTAGTAGCATGGTCAAGTTTTGGGTTGAACAGAATCAGCATTTGATTCCCAGCGTGACCTATGTTGCTAATGAACTTGTTGACTTGGATACAGAAGAAGGGCAAGCTCGTTACAAAGAAATTAATGCCAAAGCAATTGCCGGTGGGTATGAAGGTATTATGCTTAAAGATCCAAATGCTGGTTATGAATGCAAACGTAGTGTGGCATGGCTCAAGTTAAAGCCATTTATCGAAGTCAGTCTTACTGTAGTTGCTACAGAAGAAGGTACAGGTAAGAATGTAGGTAAAATGGGTGCATTGGTTTGCGAAGGAGTTGATGATGGGAAAGCTATTCGTGTTAATGTTGGTAGTGGCTTTACTGACCAACAGCGTGACGAGTTTTGGTCATGCAAGGTCGACGGACACATTGTCGAAGTACGTGCAGATGCAGTAACACAAAATCAAGACGGAACATATAGTTTGCGTTTTCCAAGATTCAAATCATTCAGAGGCTTTGCAACAGGTGAAAAAATTTAACTGGGCACGTTTTAAAAGTCTAGTTTGGTTCATTCTAGCGGCACTTGTAGTGCTGGTATTATGGCCCATACAAGATATCTCTATATCAAACGATATACATGCACGTAGGTTTTGCGCCTACGGTGCCCTGTATGTTGAATTCCAGCAAGGGAATACGATATGGGGTACAACATTTCTAGACGATAATGGAAGACCTGTGCGTTGTACAGACAATGATATTCATCAACCAATGATAGGTAAGGAAGTGATATGAAACGTATTCTAGCCATTAGTTTGTTGTTAATTGTTGGTTATGCCAATGCTTACCAATTTACTAAAGATGATATAGATTATTTTCAGCCACCTGTTGTTAACACAGAAGTTCCCGAAAGTAGGGTTTACAAATATAGTTTGTACAACAATACAACACGAGTAAACATGTCGCCTATGCAACCTGTCGTGCCTACCTTTAAAGGCGAAGGAAAGCTACTAGCTAGTTGGACTCCACATCCTAATGGATCAAAGGGACGACCCACTGTAGTTATAGTACATGGTGGACACGGATTAGTGCCTACTGATTTTGCCACTGCGGTTTGGGCAAGAGATGAATTAGGTGCTAACACACTAGTACTAGATAGTTTTTGGAGTAGAGGATTTGGAGAAAACTGGGCCACTTGGACCAAGTTGGGTGCCAATGCTAGAATGTTGGATGCCATTGCCGCAGGGCGTTGGTTGCAAACTCAAAACATTGATAAAGATCGAGTGTATCTAATGGGTGGTAGTCAAGGAGGGTGGACTGTTCTTAGAACGTTTACAGACGAGCCGTTTATAAAAGAAAATGCTCAAGGGCTGTATGCAGGAGGAATAGCAACATACCCTAATTGTAATAGCAGAGGTTGGCGGGATGATCCAGAGTTAGGACCATATTGGGGACCTGTTATTGTGTTCACTGGTGGCAAAGATACGGCAACTGATTCATCCAAATGCCCTAGCAAAGTTTTTAAGAAAACTGTAAAATGGACTCACTACGAAGATGCGACTCATGCATTTGATGTAAGTAATAGAGGAGCACATACTCCATCCGTAGATGGCGAGTGTGTCAATGCGTTAAATATATACAATCGTTTTGCAATATGCAGATCGGACAACGCAACAAGTGATATGTACACAAAGATTAAAGAGTTTATAAAATGAGATCACATTACTGGACAATTGGTAAATTTGCAGATTGGTTGCGAGGCACACCCAAACTCAAAATGGGTACTAGTGAGGAATGGAACGATTGGGAAGATCGTGCCAAAGCCGCTCATCCTATTCGTTGGTGGATTGCCGAAGAAGGTCTAGACTACCTTCAAAAAACAGTCTACTATATACCGGATAAATTAAATGATGTTCGATATTATATTAACAATCGCTGGGTTAGCCGTAGTCATAGTCTTACTGCTCACCCTCGCGATATTCGTCCTGGCTCTTGGAGCGATGTTGGGAGTAGATTCCTTCCATGTCTTTTTAACGAACTTGTTGACTTCGTTGAAATAGAACAAGCATGGCACCACTGCATCTGGGATGATGCGGCTAAAACCAAGTTTAATGTGCCTTGGTACCGAAGTGGATGGTTGCGTTGGCGTACATGGCGTTGTCCGGAAGCTGGCATGGAATATCTTAAGTGGGCAAGTAGTCTCACTATAGGCGAAGACATGGGTGCAGAACCAGGTAGTAAGGGTTTTGGCGAACCTACCTGGCAAGCTAAATCTGCTAAAGAAATTATCGAGCTATACACTTGGTGGACCGTTACCTATCGTAATCGTCCTGATCCATATGAAGCAAGTGGCTGGACTGCGGCTTGCGAAGCAAGTCGTATTGCCAACGGTGGCCGACTAAGTTTTAGTGGAGATAAAGATCCAGTGCTTAAAAAGCAAAGCGATAAGGCACTCAAGCTACTACAAAAAATTGAAGCCGATTACGAAAAAGAAGACGAAGCCATGATGATTCGTCTAATAAAAATTAGACAAAGCCTCTGGACGTAATAAGTATAGTATGACACAACATACTATCTGCGCCTTACCATGGCTTCACTTGAACATCATCCCTAGAGGAAAAGTATATCACTGTTGCATGACCAGTGACTATAAAACCTTTGCTGGGGATTTGACTACCCAAACTATTGAAGAAGTCTGGAACGGAGATTACATGAAGAATCTCCGTAAAGATATGATCAACGGAGTAGAACCCAAAGCGTGTAGTAAATGCTTTGAAGCCGAACGTAGTGGCGGTTCTAGTACCCGAATGAATCACAACAAATACTTTAAGTCTAAGTTAGCTGAGATTCCAGTCATTACTGCGCCAGACGGTCATGTTGACAATGTTGATTTGAAGTATTGGGATTTTAGATTCAGCAATCTGTGTAATTACAAGTGCCGCACTTGCGGGCCAGAGTTCAGTAGCTCTTGGATTCCTGAAGGTAAAGAGCTAGGCTGGCTCACCGAAGCAGATAGTAAGAAGACTATTAATATTGTCACCGTTGACGAAAGCACCAATGTAGACTTTTTAAAGAAGTATGTTAATACTGTTGAAAAGATTTACTTTGCTGGCGGCGAACCATTGCTCATGGACGAACACTGGCAGATCTTGGACATGCTAGATGAAGCACAGCGATACAATGTTATCCTAACTTACAATTCAAATCTCAGCAAACTTACCTATAAAGATAAAAACGTACTTGACTACTGGGCCAAGTGGGGCAGACGAGTATGGCTATGGCCAAGTATCGACGAGCTCGGCGAACGTGCTGAACTAATACGTAGCGGAACTAACTGGGCCAATGTTGAAGCAAACCTCCGAGCCATTGCCAACCTTAATATTCATGTTAGACCTAGTATAACCGTCAGTGCTATGAATGTATTTAGAATTCCTGCTATTATAGACGGACTAATAGACCTGGGCGTTATTAAACAAGAATACGAAAACTGGTCAAACTTTTCTATCAATGTTGTAGAGTTTAGTCCAAGATTCCATGTTAGTATCTTAACAGACGCCTACAGAAAAGAAATCAAACAGCAGTTGGAAGATTATATTACCAACTACAAAGTCAAGTACGGAGTCGATATACGACACTTGTTCTTACACCTATTTTGGCATTTGGACAAGAAACAAAACATCAAGTGGCTAGAAGATTTTAAGAACTTTACCAACACTATAGATAAAATGCGTGGAGAAAGTACTTTAGCAACTATTCCGGAACTACAAGAGGTACTAGGATAATGGCCAAGTATCTTATTAAGCCGGAAGCCGACTATGGTAATCCAGAGCAAGTGTTGTCTAAGTATGCGTGTGCCACACCTTTCAGACACATTGAAATACACATGAGTGGCAAAGTTAGTGCTTGCTGTCAAACATGGTTACCTACATGGGTTGGTAACTTGTTAACAGATAGTCCTGAAGATGTTATTAATAATTTAGATAGACGTAAAATACAAGATGATATGCGTCAAGGCAAGTTTACCAATTGTAATGATCAATGCCCGCAGTTAAACTCCTTGTTAAACGGGCACAAGAGGGAGTTCTACTGGGATATCGTACCTAAAGAAAAATTAGATAATTTGCTAGCCCATAGAAGTATGGATGTATATTTTAGTTACGATCCTAGTTGTAACTTACAATGCCCAAGTTGCCGGCACGGTCTTATTGTGTGGGATCCGGAGGACATGTCGGACCATAAAGCACAACAGGCAAAACGCATACACGAAAAAGTTAAAACATTGATAGAACTACTGGTAACACAGCATAGCAGAGTTGTGTTGAGTATCACTGGTAGCGGTGATCCGTTTGCTAGTCCGCTATATTGGGGCTACTTGGAAGAACTGGCCAGTAAGCCTATACCCCCTAATTTGTTCATCAATCTCCAAACTAACGGAGTAATGATGACTGAGCAAAACTGGAACTCTATCAAACCATTGTGGCCCCATATCAGTTATGTTAATGTAAGTGTGGATGCCGCGACCGAGGAAACTTATAAAATTGTTCGCAAGAACGGAAACTTTAAACGTCTACAAAAGAACCTAGACTTGCTAGATCAAATGATTGTAGACAAATGCTTTCCTAATATATCAGGATGGCAAAGCAATTTAATTGTACAAAAGGCTAACTATAAAGAGCTAGTACAGTTTGTCGAATGGCATTTGGGTTTTAAATCTAAACCTATTATCTGGACTAACTTAATAGCTCAATGGTATCACATGGACGATACCCAATTTAAAGCTATGGCCATTTGGCAAGATAACCATCCCGAAAAATCTGAATTAATAGAAATACTAAAGAATCCGATTTTTAACAATGATCAAGTCAAATTAGGTAACATGGCCGCACTGGTGCCAAAATGACCAATACTAACAAAGACAGAGATCAAGTTATTCTTGATCATGTCATAGAAACAGATAAACTGTTAAACCATGCAAACTCGCACCTCGGCGATGTTGAGCAGGTAGCCGCTAGCTTTAAAAATCCTAACATACCATGGGCCGATACAAGTAAGTTCAGAGTAGCCATGGTCATGCTACCTGCATGGGGCATTATATTTCCACCGTATAACATTGCCAAGCTAGTGGGAATACTTAGAGAATTTGATTACAGTACCAAAGTGTATGATCTTAATATCGAGTCCTATCATACAATACTAGGCACTACAAAAGAAGATTACTGGCGTGGTGAACGTTATTTCTTATGGACTGTAAAAGAAAACTTTCTTACACAAGTACTTCCATTAATTAAAGATTTATTAGATAATGTTATAGATGAGCTTGTAGAGTCAAATCCAAAAGTAGTAGGGTTTAGCCTTTACAATACAAATATCAATGCGGCTACTTATTTTATTACAGAATTAAGAAATCGTATGCCCGATGTATGTATAGTTGCCGGCGGGCCCGAAGTATTAACTACAGGCAGAGTGAAAGGGCCACTAATTGGATTACCAGTAAACTATTACTTCCTCGGTGAAGCAGAAGAATCTTTTTTATCATTACTAGAAAATTTGCCCGATGTGTATGCACACGCAAAATTTATTGGTTCAACTGATAGCAAGTTAAAATTAGAATCGTATGCATTTACAGATTACACCGATTACAATTTAAGTAGTTATATGCACCCCGACGGAGTAAGCATTGAAACTAGTCGCGGATGTGTTGCCCAATGTAGTTTTTGTGCAGAAACATACTTTTGGAAATTTAGAAGTGTGACTCCTGATCGGGTAGTTGCGGAGATGAAACATCAAGTAAATCTGCACGGTATTAAACGATTCTGGTTTGTAGATAGCCTAGTAAACGGTAATTTAAAAAACTTTGAACGACTAGTTGACTTACTGATCGAAAACAATTTAAATGTATTTTGGAATAGTTATGTTCGGTGCGATGGCCGCATGACTAGAGAGTTTTTAAAGAAAGTTAAACAAAGCGGATGTACTGGACTAAGCTATGGCGTAGAATCTGGTAGTCAGAAAGTATTGTTTGACATGCGTAAAAAGATTAAGATATGGGAAGTAGAGAATAATCTAAGAGACGGCCAAGCCGAAGGAATATTCAACCATGTCAATTGGATCATAGGATTCCCGACAGAAGAGCCAATTGACTTCTTACATAGTCTACAACTGCTGGCAAATTTAAGAACAGCTATTAACGTGATTAGTCCGGGCTTTGGTGCTGGCCCAGCGGCACAAAGTCATATGCAAACCGACTGGCGAGAATATGGTATAGTTGGTACAGACAATGTTGCCGATACAAAATTTTTAAACAACTGGTATACTGATTTTCATAAGAATACAATGCTACATAGATTCATTAGAATAAAGATGTTTCATGTGTGGTTAGAAATACTTGAAGACAAAGCGGGCAGTATTATTTTAAATTCTCAACGATATTCTAATATTAAAGATTTTTATAAATTTGAATCGGCACCGTCGACTGTAGATTATATTAAGCCAGATTGTTTTGTTAAATTGGACAGAGTTGAAGAAACATTTGATGGAACTATTATTAATGAATATTACAGTATATTCTATGCATTATATTTGTATTTTGGAAAATGCGAGTTTAGTTTATTATTTGATACTGAAACTGATCGAGAAACATTTGGCGAATCTATTACACAAGTATATAATGCCAATATTAAATTTAAGGTAGACGAAATTGGTAATTACTCAATACATATAGCACACCAATTTTTTAATGGATGTGTACAAGATTTTAATCGAGAATATACTGATAATGGTAATATAGAAGATTGGGTAACTACCGAGGATCAAACTAAAGAAACTATACACGAAGCCTACAGAGATAAAACCAAAAAAGTTATACCCATAGTATTACAAGAAGAATTACCCCCAGATCACCCAAAACGAATTTGGGAAGAGATGCTTAAACAAGATGCCGAAAATGCTAAGTTTTTGAAGGGCAATCAGGGCTTGACAGAGTGAGCGTTTGGCAGTATAATATACACATGTTAAACAAAACAGGAGCAGAAATTGGCTACTAAAGCACCAGCAAAAAAGACACGCATTACCAAAAAGCAAGTAATTGCTCACCGTACTAAAGCCCCAAAAGACTATAGTCCAACTTGGGATGCTGTGGAGCAAATGGATGCCGAGCAATTTCAACGCCACTGGCACAATGCAATGTCTTACTACCGTTTGGAATTTAATGGTAAGGATTTGAAGCCCGCAGTTATCAAATGGATGACTAGCGTTGGCTGTACCAAAGAAGACATTGCCAATTTTAAACGTACTAAGGACAACCGTTGTAATGTTACAATGGGTGCTATTGCGTCCTGTTTGCTTCGCGGTATGCCCGCAATCCGCGAGGACTTCAACCAGGGTCGCGACACAGCCGCTTGGTTGCGTAAAGAGATTGTGGATGTAATTGAGCAAGGCAAGAACGACAAAGACGAAGAAGCAGTTGTAGAAGTTAAAACTTTGGTAGTACAGCCAACTATTCAGGAACGTATGAAGGAAACTGCATACAAAATGACTGAAGAATTGGAAGATGCCATCGAAGGTTTCCAAACTGATCCTGAGAATTTTGATCCAAAAGCGTTCAAAGTTTTGAACTTGCTCAAGGGTAAAGAGGTCAAAGCCGCACACGCTAGACTTATTAAAACCCTCTACAGCAGGGATTTAGCTGAACTTGAAGAGTTGGCTAGCGGCAAGGCAGATGAACAGCTTAAAGAGGGCTATAGCCACCGTAGCAAGAAGCAAATTAAGAACTTGATTGCGTTTTATCAAGAGATTATGAGTGCTTGCGACATGCTTGCCCAAGAAGCCAAAGTTAACCGTAAGCCTCGTAAAGCTAAAGTAGTACCTAAGGACAAGTTGGTTGCCAAGCTCAAGTACATGAAATCGAACGAGCCGTTGAAGTTAGTAAGCATTAACCCTACTGACATCATTGGTACTAAGGAACTTTGGATCTTTAATACTAAGACTCGTAAATTGGGCAAGTACGTTGCCGCAGAGTTTAACGACTTGGGTGTCAAAGGCACTACAATTACAGGATTTGATGAATTCAAAAGCATCCAAAAGACTGTACGTAAGCCCGAGGAAAAGCTCAAAGAGTTCAAAGCCGCAGGCAAAGTCCAACTACGCAAGTTCTTGGAAGACATTAATGCTACAGACACTAAGATGAATGGACGCATTAACGAAGACACTATACTGTTGAAAGTACAGTAAGCTCTAGCAAATCGTGGATAAATACTCCAAAGAGAGTGTTTATCCATGACCCAACTAACTATTCAAGACGGTATTGTACAGCTAATTAATAGCCAATTAGCCGAAACTACCGGCACATTTACGCATAACGGCGACTATACTATCAACGGTTCGGTAACTGTTGACTCTATTATTGTACGTAATTCGCTCGTTGATAACTCAGCAGACTTTAATGCAGACACCGAGGACGAAATAAATGGACAAGGATTTGTTTGGCATTGGCCAACTGGCAGTGCCCAATTGCAATACAGAACTGGCGGACGTTTGTGGGCTAGTGTAGGGTTCGATACAGCACACGATCAAGCGTACAAGATAGACAATGTTCCTGTACTTACTAGTTCAGGATTGGGAGAAACTATTGTTAACAGTCGCCTACGTGCCGTAGGTACACTAGTTAACTTAACAGTCAGCGGCGACACCACGCTAGGTGATTTTGCCTACTTTAACAGTAGTTACAACCGTTTAGGCTTGGGCACAGACGAACCCAGTGCCGCTATCAACATTTTAGAAAACAATATAAGCGTTGTGTTGGGCAGTCCTAACATTACAGGTGCATACGTTGGCACAGATAGCAATCACGACTTTGCTATAATTACAGACAGCATGACTCGCGTTACTGTTAAAAGTAATGGTGAAGTTGATGTTGGAGACAAATACAGAGGTGGCGGTGTTTTAAATGTTTACGGAACACTGACTGCTACCAACATAGTAACAGACAACCGAATTGATCGCACACATCCATTACAGTTTGTAGCCACAAACGATACAAGTATCTATGGACTTGGATTAATTTGGGCAGGTACTGGCTCTACTCGTAGTTTAACAATGTTAAACGGTCCAGATAGACTACACACTACTGAAAGTTTTGATATTGCCGAGGGCAAGGCATACTATGCAAACAACCGCATGGTGTTGAACGAAACTACATTGGGTGCAACTGTTGTTAATTCAAACCTAACACAAGTGGGCTCATTGCATACACTTACAGTTAACGGCGATACAACATTGTTAGGTAGCTTACACGCAGATCAAAGTCCTATTATAGCCAAGGCTATATCGTTTAATGATGGTGTACATAGCTTAGATTTAACCAATACAGGTATTAGCACTAATCATTCAGTTAAAATCGTCACTGCAAGTAACGAAATCCTTAATGGTGATGTTGGCCAAATTAGTATCGGTGACAAGACGTTGTACAACAAGCCAGTAAAAATATTTGGCAAGGTTAGTATTGGCATTAACAATCCCGATCCTAGTTTGAACTTTAGTGTAAATGGTGATGTTAATATTGGCGGCAAACGTTTCACAACTCATATTGCCGCACCAACTACTGGTAGCTATGCCGCTGGAGACATTTGTTGGAACGCAGAACCAAAAGCCAACGACTATATTGGTTGGGTATGTGTCACCACTGGTACTCCCGGACAATGGTTAGGGTTCGGGCAAATTGCAAATCAATAAACTTGACCTTACACTATAAAAGTGTATAATTAGTATATGCGGACTTAGGCATTCATCCCGCAATATAAACTCTGCATGCCATTGCTTAATCTTAGGAGATAACAATGGCAACTTTACAACCGGTAGTATACAAATATCAAAGCACAAAAGAATATGTGGATGCATTTCCATGTGCTTACAGACAATGGCGTAGTGACAGTCATTGTAATCTAATTCATGGCTATTCATTTAGTATGAAATTCTACTTTGGCACAAATGATCTAGACGTTCGTAATTGGGCGGCTGATTATGGCGGCTTAAAAGAACTAAAGAAAACACTAGAAGATCAATTTGATCATACATTGATCGTAGCAGAAGATGATCCAGAAATGGAAACATACAAACTGCTACAAGAAAAGAAAATGGCTAAGGTAGTAATTTTACCAAGATTAGGTTGCGAAGGCCTAAGTGATATGCTTTACAAGTATGTCAACGGTGTTTACATTCCAGAAATGTGGGGCCCAGGTGAGGCAGCTCGCTTGTGGTGCTATCGTGTAGAAGTACGTGAAACTCAATCAAACATGGCATTTAGAGAAGGGCATCGTGAGTGGAATGAGGATCTTCTTTCGTAAAATTTGGCGTGTTTGGGCCAAAGCATTAGGTGAAAAATCAGGCAGTTCGGACGAGGAATCGGATCGAATTGCTTGCATTCGTACCTTAATTGTGTTATCATACATACTTACAAACACTTTTATAATCGCAGGCGTCATAAGGCATTGGTAATGAAACGAATAGGCTTCGCATGTAAATGGATTGACTCTCCTCATCAAGTCAACGGCATCCACAAGGATGACGATGCTAAACAGTATAACACAGGCACAACTACCATATCTTGGTTAAATAGACAGTCAAGAGATGTCGCGGAGCAGAAACTATGGGACCTAATGGTAGGCAATATCGAAGCAACAAGGAAGTTGGTAGAACGTGTCAGCACACTTGATGCTCCTCTTCGGATGGTTAGGATTAGCAGTGACATTCTCCCTGCTTATACTCACGCTGACTTTGCTGATTATTGGCGCAAACCTGACGTTGTATCATACGCCGAAACCGCGTTCAAAAGAGTGGGCGATATTGCTAGGGCTAACAATGTTCGGCTTAGTATGCATCCTGGGCAGTTTACAGTTCTGGCAAGTGATAACCCAGGCATTGTTGAACGTTCGATAGCGGAGTTCGAGTATCATGCAGATATGGCACGTTACATGGGCTACGGTAAATCCTTCCAAGATTTTAAAATCAACGTACACATCTCGGGTAAACAAGGTCCCGAAGGTATCAGACGTGCCCACGGAAAACTATCGCCAGAGGCCCGCAACTGTATTACAATTGAAAACGAAGAAAACGCATGGGGGTTAGATGATTGTCTCGAGCTTATTGATTTGGTGCCTATCGTTCTTGATATTCACCACCATTGGATTAAAACAGGCGAGTACATCGCGCCCATGGACTCCCGTGTTGATCGGGTTGTTCAGTCTTGGCGTGGTGTCCGGCCTACTATGCATTACTCTGTCAGCCGTGAAGATTATCTCGTGGATCATAACGACGTTTGCGCCCCTGACCATCAAAGTCTTCTAGAAAGCGGATATAAAAAGCAAAAGCTCAGAGCACATTCAGACTTTTACTGGAATACAGCAACGAATGAATGGGCACTGAGCTTTCTAAACACGCACGATATTATGTGCGAGTCTAAAGGTAAAAATCTTGCTAGTTTTGCTCTTTACGAGCAAGCTAAGAAACTTACTTTGCTTTAGGCGCTTTTGGAGCACGTGGCTTTTTAACAGCCGGTGCTTTCTTAGCCGCAGGTGCTTTTTTAGCTCTAGGCGCTTTTGCCGGAACTGCCACTGCACCTGCGCCTTCTACGGCTACAACTGGAGCAACTTCAGCAACTGGTGCTGGAGCAACTTCAACTGGTGCTTCTACCTTGTAAGGTACTTCTGGCTGAGCTTCTGCTTTAGGCTTAATGCCAAATAGTTTTTTAATGTGTTGTAACATGGTTATGTCTCCTGGTGTGTTATTTATAGCTAAATATCATTATGTACAACTTTATTAAGCATATCACGCTAAACGAGGGTAAAACTCCCAAAACTTTAACTCAAACAAAGTTGCCGTATGCCCGCGATGAGTTAGAGCCTAGTATCAGTGAAGATACTATAGATTATCATTACGGCAAATTGTACAAGGCCTACGTTACCCGTTTCAATAACGGAGAGGGCGATGCTGACTTTAACGAAGCAGGTGCATTTTTACACGATTTGCTGTTTACACAATACCAAACACCTAACGG